GCTCAGCTATCGTACCACCTGCCGCATCGCTCAGCTTCCGCACCCCAGCAATCACCGTCACCTCATCCGTGTTGCTCATGTCAAACCCGCTGACCTGCAAACAGTCGTCGGCACCGTCGTAGAGACTCGCGTAAACATCGCGGACGCCTGCCTCGGTGATGTCGGCAGAGGTGACTACCTTTTGGTAGTTGGTTCTCGACGTTAGCTCAAACTGCGACTTTTGTAATTCAATCGATCCTGTTCCGTCCCCTAAATAACTAAGCGTGTTGTCTGCGTTTGAGACGTAAATTCTAGCCGTGGTAACTGAATTAACCCGAACGCGAGTAATACTGCATCGATAAAACCCATCTGAATCAATTGCTATAGTCGCCGACATTCCGGCCGTAACAGTTCCGATTGAGCCAGTTTGCAAATTGAAAAAAGCTACAACTCCATCAACAAACAACGCCATCCAGTTCAATGTCCCAGGCCGTGCCCACACTGTGAATACTTCTGTCTGCCCTGTTGACGTTGAGGGCCCGACACTTATGAAATGTGGAGCATTTGCAGCGGTGTCAAGCAAGTACGATCCGGATACCGAGCTTCCCGATTTCGACCAAACCGCGTTCGTAAAATCCTCGCTATACGTCAACAAATTCCGCCGCCCCGTTGCTGGGTATCGTGCAAACAGTGGCCGCTTTGCATCGCTCGAAGCCGTTGCGTGATTGCCGGGGATTTCGCGGACGGAGATATTGTCGACCGTTGCAATACCTGCGACGGAGCGACCAAAAGAAATGAATGTTGTTGTGCTCGTGGCTCGAAATACTATCTTGAACCCTGACGGTGCAAGAGTGCTTCCTAAGATTTCGCTACCAATCGCCGTCGTCCCAACACGGACCGTTAGATCGCCAGTCGAGCTTCCGACTGTCAAACAATAAACGCGATTTGCCACCGTGGTCAATTGCTGCGACATCCTATCCGCAGCGTTTGACGGAACATTGATTTGTGCTGCACCACTTATCCACGTTATGATTGCAGAGTTGTTTGCCGTCCAACCAGTGACGTTAGAATCAAATGTACCATTCGTCACCAACTCCGCCCCAAGACTCCCCAGCCCTCCCTGCGTCTGATCGATCACCACGCCCACTGGATTTGTTGCCGATGTCACTGGCGTTAGCGTCGTGCCCTGGAACAGCGAGTTGGCAGGGTCGATGAAGTTGTAGGCAAGTCGTGGCGAGTAGGGCGCAAGTAGACGCATGGCGGTTCCAAAAGAGAAACCACCACGTCGACGCATGATAGCGGCTATCTGATGTTGCAAGTTATGACTCATCGCGGCTTCCGACAAAGAACCAGAAAGAAAAAGGGGCGGGCAGTGACCCGCCCCCGATCGAGCCACAATACTAAATGTACTGAGCGCAAGCGTACCAATCGATGGTCGGTGTCATGCCGGTCGTTCCATCGACTTGCATGGTCGCGATCATCGGTGCCATGAAATCGTTCGGCCACGGAGTTGCCCCCGTTACCAAAGAAGTCACGCGGGACGCAGACACTTCCGCACCATTTACGAAGACCGAAAGGGTCTTGGTTTGGCCCGAGTAGCGGAAGCCCAACTTGATGTAGGTGTCCGCAACAAGGGTTGCCACGTCAGCCTTACGGGCAACGGTGCCGCTGGCTCGTTCGTAAGCCAGATCGAATTTATCACCATCACCAGAGAGCTTGTGAAAGCCCAACAGACTGAGTGTCGTTGCCAACGTGTCTGCGGTCTGGGTGATAGGGACCGACACGGCCGCTGGAGCAACTCCAGCAGCGCCAGCCAAACCGATGAAGATGTCACCGATGTTGTCAGCGATCGTGTTCACCTTCAATCGACACTCGAACGCCAAGTCCTTGCTCATGCCCGGAATGACAGCAAACGGGAACGACCCGAATGGTGTCAATTCGTGACCACCCCATTGCAGGGAGATCTGGTCATTATCCGCCACACCGGAAGTCGGCTGAAGGATAATCGCGCCGATACTTGTCGGTGCGACACTGGCAGGGGTTGGGGTAAAAGCCACGTTCGTCAGCAAGGTGCTGGCGGTTTGGTAGGAAATGTAGCGGTTGCCACCACTGTGGTACGAACCAGTGTTCGTACTGAGCGCGCCGCCAAATCCCACAAAGTCATCGAACACGCCGATGGCTGGGTTTCCCGAGGGAGACGTGAACGGCCCCGAAGTCAGCGGAGGCGCAAGCCCCCGCCACAGTTTCGGAGAGAACAGTCGTCCGTCGTGAAGTTCGCTATAAGTAAGCATTGTCATAATAAACCTTCTGCCGCATTAGAATGTTTGCGGCTGTCACAGTAGTCACCGAAACAAGGGGTGTTTTGTTTTACGTCGCCACCCCCATACGACGCTCACTATCAGGCGGTTAAGCCTTACGCGGTTTCGGTCACGGTGTTGGTGCAATATCCGCGGAAGTTGCCGCGACGATTGAAGCAAACCAATTGAACCGAGTCATCCATGCAGCGAACGCGAACGTTGCTCATGTCAGGATGCTGGAACGCCTTTCGTTTGCGCATCTGCCGGCCAGCAGCGTAATACGCCCGGAAAGTCGCCCAGTTGACACCCAAAATGAGTCCGTCCGTTCGAGCGTTGGGACTGTTGGAGTTGGTCCAAGCAGGCACCCAGTTCAAGGGAACGCCACGGATAAACACGGTTCCACTGCGGGCGGCCATGTCGTCACCGATGTTGTCGTTACCGAGCTGCAACAGCTTCCGGCCTTGTGCCAAGACGCTGTGCGTCGTCAGCAATTCCCAGTTGTGCTGCTTCTGGTCCACGATGTCCGGCCGTTGGACCGGAGGCGTGAAGCTGCAAAGGTCCATCGAGTTGATGACCTTCTCAACAAAGTCGTTCCGGTTGACGTCCACGTAAGGGAACGTCCGGTTACGCCATTGTGGGTAATCCGTGCAGGAGATCCCACCGACACCATTCGATCCCCAGCCAACAGGCTCGAACCCATTGAAACCTTCCAGGGCGTTGTTCTCGGTAACACTGTCACTGGTGGAGGTGATCCACCACAACAGCGAAGCCGGCGAGAAAGGTGATTGGGTCGGGCCGACTGGGCCACCACCAAACATCAAGTCTTCCATGCCGGTGTAGAACGAGGTCATCAGATCACGTTCCATCTCTTCGATGTAGTCGTAGATCTGACGGCCGCCGGTGCGGAAGATCTCTTCGTCAATGTCGTAGTGGTAGTTGTTCGTGGTCAGCGCCCACTTCAACGAACCTTCCGACAAGGTGTTTACGCGAGTCGAAGAGTCACGGTGATAGAGACCAACAACTTGGAAGTTGTCGTTCATATCGACTTTGACTTTCCACTTGCACTGTGACGTGCTCATCGTGTCTTTTTTCAGATTGCCCGAAAACAGACGCGAGGCGTACTTGTACTCTTGCAGCTTCAACGACAAGTCTTGTGCTGCTAGGTACTCTTCACCAGCAAACTTCTGGTGAATGCTATTGACGAAATCGTCAATTTGTTCAATTCCTAGTGCCATGATGGCAACTCCTTATGGGTTATGCCCGCTCAAGCTCTTTGTAAAGCCGGTCCGCTGCTTCCCGAGGATCTTCACTCGGCGGCAACGGCTTCGTTGGGCTTCCACCCATGCGAAGTTGGCTTTGCTTACTGATCTTTGCGGTTTGTTGTTTGAGACGTTTCTTGGAAAGTTCTTCCGCGAATACCATGTTGGCAACGCGGTCGACTAACTTGTCAGTGAGTTCCGTTGAACGACCAAGTCGCTCGAGGCCGATCAACTGCGCATTCACTGCTACTTGGAGATCACGGCGCCGTTCGAGTTCTTTCTCCGTCTCCTTCCCGGTCTTACCAAATAGCTCGGTATGACCCAGGGCATCGACAAATTGATCGAACTCTCGCTCTTCGGCCTGGACGCTCACTTCCTCGAACTTCGCTTCCAAGGCTTCCAAACGCGACTCGTAGTGGTCCCGCATCGCAGTAAATTCGTTGATGACTTCCTCGTCGTACAAGTCCTTGTTCAACGACACTTCGTACCGAGTCTTGCTCGGCTTTTCTGGTTCGGGCTCTTCCTTCTTGACGAACTTCCCTTTCTCATCTCGAGTGGGCTTCTCTTCCGCAAGGGTCTGTTGCCCTGACTTCAGAGCTGTCTTGCCAAGAAGACGCAATGCTCGATCCAGTTCCTCGCGGCTGGCAAAGTCCTCCAAATCGGATTCCTCAATGCCGTACGCGGCTACCTCGGCTTTCAGTTCGTCCGTCACCCATTCAGGTGCGGTCACTTCGCCGGATTCCTCGCCTTGATCAGGGGCGGTCTCACTGCCGGATTTGTCCTCGGCTGGTGTTTTAAGGGGCGCGGCGGTGTCTACCACGATCGCCGCATCGGACTTCCGATCGCCTGCTCGCTCCTGCTCCACTTCTTTCGCAACGCTCTCAGCGAAAGCGGCGATCTCTTCGGAAGTCATGTTTTCGTTTAGTTCTTTGGTCATTATCCAATTTTCCTAATCTGAGTACCCGCCGTCGTTGTCATTGAATCCCCGCATCCGCAAAAACTCTTTGCGGGCCTGACGGCTTGTAAATCGAATCTGCCCGCTATCCAAAACCGCGGCCCCTTGGATGCCATGCTTCTTGATCAGCTCACGAGTCTCGCCGACCTGAGCCTTCATTACCCCGCAGCCTTCCGACACACAAGGGTCATGCTCGCTGTAGGTGTTGGCCGCCATCGGCGGCGCCTCCAGCCAATTGGCCTTCGGGGGCATCAAGCGATCAAGCTCTTTCTTGGTTACGGTCCGCCCTTTGTATTGGTACGTGATTGCGCTCATTTGTTACCCTGCATTGCACGTTGTTGGGGGTTTACGCTGGATTTACCGCCCGACATCAAGTCGCGGATCAAAGTGTTGGATCTCGCTTGATCGGTTCCACCTGACGGCACATTACGTCGGATGGTCTCGCGGCTGGTAACTGGACTCTGCCGGACAGTGTTTTGATCACCCCCTAACATGTCTGTTGGGATCGCAAACGAGATGAACCGCTTGAACTCCGGTCGATTCTTGAGTCTGGCAATCTCGTCGACGATCGCTTGGGCATCGAGCGTGGCACCGGACGCTTGGAACATTGGCCACAACGGCGCGATCTCACGGAGAACTTGAAACAGCTCTTGCAGCTTTTGCTCGGGAGTCTTGAACACCATCGAATAGGGTTCAACTTTGAACTCGTAATCTTCGAAGTTTCCTCGGCGCAGGTCCGGCGTCCAGTCCGATCGAACTTGGATACCCGTGTTGGCCACTTCCATTGACGACTTTATCTCGAGCGTCTGATCTTCCCACATCAAACGGCCGAGATCCAAAATGCAGTCGGACGCGAACGACACTACAGCCATTCGCATGTCGGCGACGTTCCGTGAGACATTGCCGTGGATCAACTCTTCTTGGCCGAGGGTGGTCGCTTGCTGCCCGAGACCACCCATCGCTTGCAGATTGCCAGCGAATCGGTCGTATTCCGTTTGCAGGAACGTCGCCAAGGCCATGTCGCGTTGGTCTACCCCACCGACTTCAACTTGTTGAATCGATTTTGGATCGCCCATCTTGACCCATGAATTCCGGGAAGCTGTTCGTATCCTTTCCGCATCGTCGGCACCGCCAGGCGGGTAGGCATTGACGACTCGATGGGCGTCCGAGTCCTCTTCCATACGACGATGCAATCGGTTTTGCAGGTCGTGCATCCCTTTGAGATTGATCGCCGGCGATGTCGGGATCACGTTGTCGGGGGTGTCACCAAGAGACAAGAACTTGTAAGGGCCGGACTGAGATCCGATCCACTCACGTTCAATGAGTGGCGGTAGCTCTTGGTCGCACGCCATCGTGACGATGGAGTTGTTCTCGGCGATCCAGATGTCCATCAACCAGACCATGTCTTTTAGGTCGTCATCTTCGGCACTGCCATGGTCAGAAGCCATCCCGCGAACGGTCCCAACGGAATCGTGGTGCTCCCGTGACGTAGGCTTGAGCTTGTCTTTGACCTTCTTGTCATAACCCGGCTCGGACATCACCTTTTCGTAATCCGCGCGGTAGCGATGCCCGCAATACCGCATCTTGGTCAATTCTTTGGCCGGCATGTCCAAGATCAGGTCGTCGAGCGAGACGCGATTGAACCACGGTTCGCCTGGATCGAGCCAAACATCCTCTTCGGACTCAAGCAGGCCATGGAATCGCGTATCGGTGTCTCGCATCATCACGACGCCACACCCAAGGCAGAAGAAAGCATCCAAGAGAATGGCGCGGAACGTTGTCTCCAACGACATGTCGCCAATGAGCTTGTTGAGGTTGATCTCGAACCGGCGGGCGAATGGGATGTTTTCTAAGGCCGGAGTAGAAACCAAGACTTGCGGGTTGTTAGCCGCCAAGGCGACCGTGTAGATCCGAGCCGTCTGGTTGATAAGATTGACGAGCGTTTTATTCTCAGCGCCGCCTTCAGAATACCACGAGCCAACGTAGTCTTTGATCAGTGCCCTGCGGACACGACGAAACGGCTCCAGGGCAGTACGCGAACTGCGTATCGCACTAAGAAGTCTTGCGCGTTTTGTGTCATCAGCTAAGTCAAACATCAGTCAGTTCAGATATGTTGTGGCAAAATTTGCCAGTTTCATTTTCTGACTGAGTGTTGACTCATATCAGCGATCAGCAATCAGCAATTACTTGTCTGACAGCTTCTTTGTCGCAACACCAGTAGCAAAAGAGGCTTTTGCGTTCGCCACGTACATCGCTGCTTGGGCGAATTGCACGCTGTTGATCGCAAGAGGGGCTGCCTTTGCGTTATCGAGCAATTTGGTCATTGTCGATTCGAACTTTTCGTCCAGATCACTGCTCATTCAGGTTTTAACCTCTATTTTTGAGAAGATCTCGTAGCGAGAACCCAGGGCTCCCGCTATTTATCGGCGGAACCTCTTGTCGCTCTCGCCACAAAAAGCTCCCATACTCAGGATTATCAGACGGCTCCTCGGCCTTGTCAACTGTATTCCCCTCGTTCTCAGAGGAAAATACCAGCCAGGCCCCTGATGCTGCCACGCACCTATCGCCATGGTTTTTGTCGACAGCCCCCTTGTTTTTGGCAGTAGGGGCGTGGACTACTTTACCATTCCTCCACTCGTATTCCCCGCATTCCATCAGCATTTCCACCGATCTCGGGGTGTACCTTCCGCTGTGCATGGCTAAAGCAAGTCTCTCGAACCGGTCGGCCGTATCTGCTTCACGACACGGGAATCCTGGTTTACGGCTTTTCTTTTGGGAGCCTAACTGCAATACCTCCCGGAAATACACATTCCCGTAGTACCAAACCTCCATCACCTCTTTAGCAAACCCGCTGGAAACGCCTGAATCCTCCCACGCCAACAGTGCTTTCCTTAACCAAAGACTGATCCCGATTACTTGTTTCGCAAACGATCGAGGCTCCATCCCTTTGATGACATACTCGAGGACTTGTTCGCCAGTTCTATGGTCGATCCCAGATGCCACGGAGTTCGAAGCATAGGCGCCTGTCCCGCCGGAAGCGATATCACACGCGACAGTGAATGGCCCTAATGGTGGGCTATAATCGATTCCCGGCTTGAACCATAAGGAAAGTGGACCATCGTCCCGCGGGAGGAGGCCCGTCAGCTTCAACGTCTCATTGTCGAAAATAGGTACTCCACGCCAAACCGGTGGTTTGCCATGGGCCTGTTTCATGCGGTCTAGGAGTTCTGGGGCGAATACTTTACCAACGGCACCCCTAGCATCCATATCAAGTTCACGGGCAATGTACCGGGGGCTGGCACCTGGCAGTAAACAGTGTGCGTTGTACCAGGGTGACCGAATCTTGCCATCAATTTTATGGCCTCGACTGGCGATAGTTTTGAGTTCTCTTTGGTGACTGGCCACATACTCTTCGACCTGCTTTTGCTCTTCCGGTCGAACGGCTTTGTAGACGCCATCTTGGTAAATGTACGATAGTTTCGAATGATCAGGGTTGTCTTTCCAATCTAGCGTGCAAACCCGTGGATTGTCTGGATCGGTGGCTGATTCGTAAAACACACCGGAGTCAGTACCGAAGGTGGAGCAAAGTATGATGCAGTTCGCGACCGAACCCACAGACGACATGACTTTGTAGTCTTTGTTACCAGCAACAAACTCTTCACTTCCAGGCTCGTCGAAACAGAACATTGTGGCACGACCACCACGGGCTACGTCACCGGTTGCCGCATACCCGCTCCACCCGGAACCGTTCGATAGTTTGATCACGTGTTCGGTCAGATTACGGTCGTATCCGTTTGGAATAGCCCAGGCCGGCAATCCATCCAGCATTTCAGCAACTTTGTAAAGAACCGCCGAATCATCAACCTTACTGTCAACCAGCGTTTCGTTCCGCGTCACAAGCCCAACTGTGAAATTATTTTGAGTCACCACTCGGCGGACAGTCACCGCGATATAAAGAAATGTCCCCCCTTGCGCCCGACTTTTCTTGATAGTTAGTGAAACCGGCTTCCCGCTGTCCAAGGCTTCATCTATCGTTGATTCCATCGCATGGACTACAGGCTCTTGGTGGACCCATGGTATGAACGGTCTAGTCTTAATCCTGGCGCGAGGTTCCTTCACCCATAGGAACGCCGCCATAAAGAACAGTGGATCGTCTTCCCCTGCTTGCCAGAAAGCATTGCGGAACTTTTCATCCGTCAACGCCCGCTCGCGGCAGCGGATCCGCCACTTGAGGTTCTCTATAGGGCATTTAGGTACTAAATCGTAAAATAAACTGGTCATTTGGTTGTTAACGCCCGAGCGAGAGACCAATTTGCTACCCGTATCCGATGGTGCAATGTGTTGTAATTCAAACCCAGTTCGATCGCCCAATCGGCAATGCACATGGTCTTACCCTCATGGGTTACCATCACGGTGTCCCTTTTATTGCGACTCTGCTCTGCGCGAGTCGCCCACTTACAGTTATTAGGTTCGTAGTTGCCATTATTATCTTTGCGTTCGATAGTCGCACCGCGAAACGGCTGCCGTCCCATGTCCTCCAAGAAATTTTCAAACTTACTCCATCGTTCGCAGACTTGGATTCCTCGGACACCGTAACGCCCCCAATGATCGTTTTTAGGGTTTGTGCATCTTTGAATCATGTGCTTCCAGCAATTACATTCAGCACTATAGGACATTTTGTGGGTACCGCGGGTCGGCCCTAGTTTCCTACCAAGTTCACCAACCATTTCGCGATGAAAACACCCGCATGAAGTTGTCCCACCAGAACGGAGGTTTTCACCGTTGGCAATGTGCTTGGTCCCGCATTGGCATTGACATAACCAGCGAACCCTGCGTCTCCCGTTCGCTTGACTGTCGTCTGCTCGTGCGATGACGGTAAGTCGGTCAAATACTTTACCTACCATGTCTTTGAAAAGTGGGTGTGATTTTGTAGATTTAACTTCAACCATGATTGTTCTCCTAAAACAAGGGTGGTTAGGGCGGACATGTAGCGACAACTGCATGTCCGTTCGTATTATACTACCAAACGTACCACTTCCCTGCCTACTCCGCCCATCCTTTTGCCATCCGCTCGCCAGGCTTGCATCGCACAATCGCCGCAAGTCTTCTCGCAGCAAAATAGCTCTTGACGAACGCAATAATGGCCCATGAGCTACCACTTCTAGTTGAAAACACAACATCCGTGAACTGTGATGCAGTGGTCTCCGTGAAGTAACATTCAGAAACCCAACCACGCTGCGACTTGGTAATATCAAATCCCCTGAGCTTCATCCGCAAACCCTTTCATTTTGATCATCTTGGCTTCCCCATCAACATCGCCTCTTTCATCGGCATCCGCTTCAGCCGCATCCGCAAAGTCGATTCGCCGACACCAATCGAGTCCGCCCAGGCTTTCAGCGTCTTCCGCTTGCCTTTGTACTCAATCAAGTTGCATCTGCCACAGGTCCTAGTGTGCCCGCCGCGCAGGTGATCCACGCGGACGTTGACCTTCGCCCCACAGGAGCATCGACAGGCATACATCCGCCGGGGCGAGTCGGTTCGGGCCTCTTTGATGACCGTCAAATAGCCAAAAACTGCACCAGCAGGTAAATCGATTCTTTGCATCTGTTCCCTTTCCACACAGCATTCTAACACCATTCACCCGAAGACGCAATGTTTACAAATTAGGGTGCGACCTATCTTGACTGGTTGCGATGAGGGGGTTATAGTTGGGGGGTTTCTAGGAAAGGACCAACAATGACTCTATGTCACTGCTACTCACGCAGCCCAGTTCACAAAAAAGCCATCGTCAAATGGCTCGGGCATCGGTTCAACCAAGCTCAGATCCAATGGTACATCGACAAGCCTTCCAGCACTGAGACGCCCGAACTCAATCAGTTGCTCAAAGACATCAAGCATAACAAACCAAAGACCGTGGTTGTCTACTCGCTTGATCAAATCTCCAAGTCGCCCGCCGAAGGCTTGAAGCTGTTGACCGATCTGCTGCGGAACGAGGGCCGGATCGTCGTCGTCGACTCCAATGTCGATATTGCCGGGTCATCCGCCGCGGACTTGCTGGCCGCTGTCTCCACACTGGGGAGCGACGTTTGGCGAGAGCGACAAGCCGCCGGCATCGAAGCCGCCAAAGAACGTGGAGCCTACAAAGGTCGAAAGAAAGGGGCCTTGAAGCCCGGTATCGACCTCGCCCGCGTCCGCGAACTCCGAGACCAAGGTCTGACCTACGACCAATTGGCCAAGGAACTAGGTGTCGCCAGGAGCACGGTCATTAAGTATTTGAAGATGGGCTGAGTGAAATCAGGTGTCTACAGGTAAAACCTCAACCGACACGACGTTCTTGTTCTCGTCCTGCGTCACATGTATCTGCACCCCGGGTGGAACGAACCCCTCCTCAACTTCTTGGAATCGCTCACTGATCGCGATGTAAGCGATGGTCCCTTTATGGAACATCGCCTCTGCCCGCACTACGACAGCCCCGAGCATCGCAAATACCTGCGCGACTACTTCTGGCTCTTGCCGTATTTGGTCCATGTCAATACTGAACTGCGCTACCTGTTTGTGATTCATGCTTCTCTCCTGACTTGTCTCATTTCGGGGTACTCGGCTCTTAG